ACAGACCTGGTGTTCTGAGGTTCCAATTGGGTTAATAACCCTTGTAGGGACCTCGATCGGCAGACCTTACTCTCGGTATCAAAGCTGAGGGGTCTACGTTTCAACGTGGACTGCTGTCTCTCTAATAGGAGACTCAACCAGCGTTGCCAGTTTAGGCAACGAAGTGTAGCGGAACATCTGCTACTCAAACATTTTTCTGACCGAACCGCGTGTTAAAGACGAAAGTCCTACGCGGGGGCCTGTTGGAGCTGATGTTGTGTGGTGACATGGGTGCGACCCATAGCAAGGATCTGCTGGTTACATCACCGTCGCATGGAGGTCCCGTTGGACAATGGCATTGGTCGTACTCGCAAGTGGGGCACCCTTAAGCAAGCTGAAGGGATCGTTAACACACACTTTCCCCTGTCCTGTGCAAACCGGATTTGGGAAACACAAAGTGTGGTCGCCGGTCCCATCGGTAGCGTGGGTACCACTACTACGATGACTGATGTCGTTGTAAAGGGCTTCCGCCGGCGTCAAGCAGCCGGTGAAATGCTTTTCAACAAAATGACCAAGTTCGACTACACGGCCGCAATTACGGGTCGCGCAGACATCACACTGGTCACTAAAGCATTAGCATGCGGGTCTCCGTCTCAGAAAGGTATATACCGGACTGAAGGCAATTGGGGTTTACTGACTTTCGGGATAGCGCGTTGTCAAAACGCCGTCTCGGATCAGGCCAAAGGGAGACTTACTCGTGAAGTTGAGACCAAAGTGCTGGCCGAACGTAAGGCTGGGCAGACTAACTTAATTGAAAGTTTCGCCGAGCTTGACCAAGTCTGGCATATGGTTCGTAATCCTCTTGACAACTTATGGCGCTTTCTTATAGCCTTCGAAAAGGAAGGCAAGCGTCGAAAACCCCGACAAGGGGAGTCTGGTAAGATTATTTACGACTTTGCTCGTAACGAGTGGCTACGTTTTCGCTATGGAATCTCTCCCATTATGCGCGACGTATCCGAGGTGATGAAGGCCATGAGTAAGGGACACCCCAAACGACCAATCCGCGTGAAATCAAAAGCACAAGGACAAATCGCCGGGGCAACCAAGCTCACTTCGACTTATGCGGACGGAAATCTGTCCTGCGTCTATCGTGATACTTGGTCGGAGAAGTTTTCGATCCAGTCGTCATGGTATGATGTATGGCAGCCAACTGTCTTTAGTGATGTTGGCATTAATCTTGTCAATGTCGCCGCAGTGGGGTGGGAGCTTACCCGCTTCAGTTTCGTAGTCGATTGGTTTGCGAACGTGGGTGATTTTATCTACGCTAACATACCAAGGTCTGACGTGCAACCTGTTGGTGGCTCATCGACGACTATCACAGAGCTTTTGGCTGTGCGGACGCCCGAGAATGTTACTAACATTAACACGGCAACATGGGACTCGATTACCGGTTCAGTTGACGGGAGTTATTGCCGTCAAGTGTTCAAGAGTCGAATCCCTGGGATTAACCCTCCCGGCCTCGTGATAAAAGCGGACTTCCGCTTCGATCATTGGCGCCGGTGTGCGGACTTGGTGTCGCTAATACCACCGATACTGAGTACGTTTGCATTTCATACTGACCCGAAATGGCGTTATGATGACGTGTAAATGGTGTCCCTAAAGCAGTTGGGTTCCCATCTGTACATGCTTCACCTTCTAATGAGGTTATCTCATGTCTTTGACAGTCAATGCCAAGACCTACGGGGCCAATTCATTCGGCCCTACCGCGATTGGATACTATGGGCCGGCTCACACGGTCAGCGTCCTGGATGATATCAGGATGTCTTACGTGCTGCCGAAACCCACGGTCGTCTTCTCCGGCGTAGGTCGGACGAGTACCAAGCTTTCCCGTACCCTCACGTTGACCGGTGCCTTGACCCCGACAGGGATCCTGATCGCCGAAATCAATGTGTCGTCCCCCGTGGGAGCTGCCGGTGCCGACATCGACGCTGCATTGAACGATCTTGGCGCATTCCTTGCGAGTGCTACCTACAAGACCGTCGTGAAAACCCAGCAGGTCTCTTTCTGATCGGGCAATCCGATGAGTCGGCTATCTGTTGTGCTCACCCTTTTGTCCACATTTTACCAGTGGTTGAAAGGTACGCCATCCCAGAACTCCCCTATCAGTCCTACGCCAAAGGTGCGGAAACGCCCTGCTGCCAAGATTGCCAAGAGGAAGAAAGGATCGGCTGACGTTAGTCTCGTGCTGAGCGTCCTGCTCATCACACTGATCGTTCTCGCCGCGTACGAAATGTATGCGGCTTTCCATAAAGGGTCTCGTAATGAAATCCAACAGGATTGCGTCGTTAGTTCGGCTCAATAACCAACTTCAGAAGAGCGCGTGGCAAAACTACGTGCGGTTTCTGGAAACGTTGTTGGGGTCTTCTAGCTCCATAGATGCCTCGCCTTTAGCTTTTCCTCTCCTGAATAAGGTGGGGGATGGCGACTGGGCGGGGTTAGTGGGGTTAGCTGATTCATATTCGTCGACTTTGTATCCGACGGCAAGTGAACATCGGCTTGCGAATCAGTTTGCTGCAGTGATTAGGAAGTATCCCTTTCCTTCTACGGTTGTTAATCTTAGACCGCGGGAGAAAGCACTTAAAACGTTCTTGTCTGCTGAACATCGTTGTAAGCGGATAAATCAGCGTTTTATTGCGTACCGTAAGGTCCGCAGTCCTCATGAATCGTATCTTCACGATATGATAAACTGGATCCAGTACACGATTGGCGATCAGCCAAACTTACGTGCAATTGGATCGTCCTGTAGATTTGGACCCGGCGCCTCAATCGGCGTCACTGGTAACTCCACGAGTATGGGGCGTAAGATGCTTGCCCCTGAGTGGACGGTGACGGCTGGTGCTTACAACCTAGTACGTTCTGTTCTGAAGGACGATTCTCACTATTTCGAGTTGCTAACAAAGCGACCAGACAGTGAGTTCTTCAGCGTCGACCCGACTCTCTTTGATTTAGAGTACGGCAGACGAACAAAACTAGTTGACTACAACAAAATAACGTTTGTGCCCAAGACAGCGTCAACCGAAAGGACGATTGCTGTTGAGCCGCTTCTCAATGGATATCTCCAGCTCGGCATCGAGTCGCAACTGAGGCACTGCCTCAAGCGAGTCGGTATCGATATTAGAGATCAGACACGCAATGCCCGCTTAGCCCGTGAGGGTTCGTTGGCATCTAGTGATCCTTACGTGACGATTGATCTTAGCAGTGCTAGCGATAGCATTGCGACGGAACTCTGTCGCTACGTACTGCCCCCTGACTGGTTCTACTTATTGGACCAAGCCAGGAGTCGGAACTACATGTTGAATGGGAAGAAATTTCCTTTTAACAAGTTTGTGACGATGGGGAACGGCTTCTGTTTTCCGCTTGAGACCCTGATCTTTGGGTCGGCGTGTCATGCAGTGTATAAAAAGCACAACCAAAAGCCGGACTTCTCGGTTTATGGCGATGACATCATATGTCGTCAAAGCGTGGCAACCGACCTGATTTCCCTTCTGGGGATTTTAGGGTTTAAGACGAATCTTAAGAAGACCCATATTACCGGGCCTTTCAGAGAGTCGTGCGGTACAGACTGGTATAATGGTGACGACGTGCGTCCCATCACTCTTGATGAGGCTTTCGATTCTGTCGAGAACATCATTAAGTTTGTCAACCTTTCAAGGTCGAAAGATGTCTGGAGAGACATCTTCTATGAAGCTAACCAGTTCTTGGTTGGTCTCATTCCTCCCGAGCACCGCTACATGCGCCCTTATAAAGGCACTGTGTACGGAGCACTTGAGGTTCCCTTGGACGAGTTCATGACTTCAGGTTATGCTCGATTCTGCAAAGAAACGCAGAGTTGGTCATGGCTTGAGATCGTGAAGCAGCCCTGTTATGATAATACTCTAAGGGCGGTTGATGGCTACGAAGTAGCCTTGATGAGGGGCGCCGTAATGGGCTTAACAGCCCGTTCCGGCGATAATTCGTGGGGAAACTCACCCAGCCCCTTCACCGATCGTCGTAAGACGAGCACAAAGGTACGCCGAATGGCGTATTGCGGAACCACGAACAACTGGGTCCCGCCGACCGACATGCTATCTGGTGTCGTTCACTGGCGCTCCTATCTGGACTGATAAGTCCGGTTGGGTTTTGCTGCCTGG